ATCCGATAGAGATACAGTAGTTCATCAGCACAGAGAACACTCTAGCCTTTTGATTGGCATTATCTACACTCACACCTCTCACCCATCCCTCATAAAGTTCAGAGCAATGGGCAGGAGTGAGGTATTTGAGTGTGATCTCTCCAAGGAAACGACTAAATAATTTGCTATCACAGATGGCTCTAAGGACATACTCGTAGGTTCTCCTTGTGTTTGACGAAAGGTAATTGAATTGACCTGTGTTCAAGTAATGTCCTATCACCTGCTGAAAGTTAGAATTAATGCTGATGTTTCCTGCAAGGATCTTACCCTTCCTGAAGTCATCAACGATCTGGATTAACTTTGGTATATCGTGCCTCGCCTTTCTCCCATCTTGGAAGGTTTGATTCTTCACCACCCCTGCAAGCTTTGCATCTTTAGGTGCGACAAAACGATAGACTGTAGAACCATCTTTAAGTTTTACTTTATGTGTATACTTCATGTTATTCCTTTACTTTAATTTTACTAGAGGAGATGTAGTTCTAGTAGTTCTTTAAGTATTACTTTATGTATTATATAGTTATACTCATAATTAAGTCAAGATCAAGCCCTAAACTTAAAGTATTCTTTTTTTAAAAGTGGTGCATTTAAAACACACTCCACCTCTTCAAGTCCACCATCAGCAGTTCGTATCACCTCATGGATATACATGTGATCCTGATGCTTGCCTATGGTCCTAGCTCTGCCCACTGCCTGACTAATAATGTCTTCAAGAAAGCTTGCTACCACCTTGTTATCCCTATATATTTTTACTCTATACATTCTCTTTCCTTTCCTTCTTCGCAGATCACAACCTTGGGGTAGTGCCACATGCTTATGAACCTCTGTTCAAAATGTAACTCCCACAGAAATGCAATCACTATGATAAATAATAATGTCTTCCACCTGTTTGTCTCCCACATAATCATTTGTGCATCAGTGCCTCCCATGATATAGGGTACTTCTCCTTCATAGAACAGTTGATGTTCTCAGCTAAGTATCTGGTGTAGTGTTGTGCATGTTCATCTATTCGTAGTTTGCACATCTTTGCAAATGCACCAAGAGATCCGCTCCAATACCACTCTGTCATGGTTGACTGTGGCAGTATCATTCTGGCATCTTCCTTTGATACACCTGTCCGTAGCAAGGCTTGGTAGCAGTTAAAGGCAGTGTACATAGCGTTCTCATAGGACTCCGTACACATGTACTGTAGGCTCTCCTTGAGGGGTTCTCCTGTACCCTGCTTACTGTTCTCTGACTGTTCACCCCAAGCACTCACCCTAAAAAACTTCAAGTCCTTGTCTGTGTATCGCCTTGATACTTCGTTCCAAACTAGGTATTCATGCTTGACTAACTGTCTTGCTACAAAGATAGGTGCTTGGCACTTGAAGGTAGCAAAGCAGTGGTTGAAGGGTGACATGTGCTTGTGTTCAGCAAGGTAGTGTATCAACTTCTCATCCTTCTTGTTGAGTACATTACTCAGGGGTTCATCTCCAACTATATTGGCGTATGATACCCTAGCACTATTGACAACAGTCTTGTCACTTCCCATGCAATCAATCAACGTAGCATAAGTAAAAGGGGTAGAGTGCGTCTTCATCCATTCCTGTGCTTCAGTCATTACAAAAGTTCCTTCCTATTTTACAGTCAGCAGTTTCTCTGCACACCTTCTCATGTCTTGCGTTTTCCCAACAGTCACCATCAGGTAGGTGCATCTTCCAAAACATATCCCATGTATCCAATGATGTAACTAAAATAAAAGCAGGGAGTATTAAGATAAGGAATAATAGGAGCATATATGCAACACCAAATCCCTTGTTGTGGTATGGTTCATCACTCATTTCCTCATTCCTTCTATACTTTTAATCTTATGCTCTAGTGTATGGATAGCATGACGTAACCCATAGGTGGTATCATTGACCCAATGATTGTGTGCTATCTCAGGCTTCTCATCAATGTACACTCTAATGTGGGTGCAAGCATCAATCGGTGCGCCCCTATCCCAATAGGTGTCAGGATACTTAACCTTGTCAAGGTACTGTCCTTTAACCCTGATCTTATACCTTTCTTTGTTCAAGTATTTCCTCATCAATCTCACCAACTCCTTACCCTCAGCATCATTGGGGATCTCACAGAATTGATAGCGTGAGTTCTTTTGTAAGTGCTTATACTTTTCTCTATTGGTTTTCATTATTCTTCTCCTATCCTATTGTAAAATATTTTGTTACTCTTTTCTTTAATTCCTCTAGTGTTATGGTGGGTTCACAACTCTCACCCTCTTCATCAGTACCTAACACTAGACCTTTTCCTGCATAACAAAAGTTCTCATTGTTATCTATCTGAAACATATACTTGATATCCATATAGAGTAAACCCTCATCATCAAGATAAATCGTATCATCCTCTTTATTTATTACGACTGTTGTAAAATAGCTACACCCTATTGTTTTTGAGATGTTCTTGTAGTCACTATTGTCATGCTCAATTTGTGTTATTGTTTGTTCTTTTGGGTCTATTAAGTATGCTTTCATTTTACTTCTCCATATTTTTCATTATGTGTGATATTACTGCAACAGTCCAACCATTGCCTAACATCTTGTATCTTTGTGTATTGCTGATAGGTTTCTCATCCTCATAGGTATAGTCATCAGCAAATATACCCACCTCTGTATACCCATCTGGTACAGTCTGCAACCTCTCACATTCAAGAGGGGTAAGGTTTCTCCAATGTAATTCATCAGTAGCAACCTTTGGCTGTCTCCACCCACCTTGCATGGTAGTCAAGGCAGGTCCTTTATAGTCTGGATCATAGACACGCTTGATAATGTCATAGCCTTTGATATCTGCTATGCCTACCTGTCTACACCCTCTTTTGTGTACTGTATCAAAGACTAGCTGTCTCCTAGCTTTCTCATAATACATCTTCATTGATCCACCCTTGAAATAATTGGCATCAACACAGTATGATTTATCTCTATCAGAAAAACCATCCTCAAGTATATCATTGAGTACGATACCCTTATCAACCCATTGATCTATCTTGATGTTAGTCCAATACAATCTCTTTCGGTGGTGGGCTGAGAAGTCTTGAGAGTTTACCACAATGGGATCAACTCCAATGCCCTCACTGATTCTGTCTTGGTGTTCTTCTTTCATGGGTACATTCTCAAAGAGGAAGTACTTAGGTTTTAACTCCCTCAGTGCCTCAAATATGAGGTTGGATAGATCCCTCTCATCATCCGTAGCACCACCCTTGCCAGAAAAACTATAGGGCTGACAGGGAAAGCCACCCATCAATAAGAATACGTCATCACCAATGAACTTCTTGTAGTTCCTAGCGTCACCATGTCGGTACATCATTGGGTAGTTGTATCGGCTCACTGCATCAGCATACTTGTCAATCTCAAAGGCATGATACTCTACATCATCCCATGTTAATCCTTGTTGATCTAACCAAGGTTCAAGAGCCAATGCTCCACAACTCATGCCATCACAGAGGGATATTATTTTAAGTTTATCTTTCATATTGTAGTTCCTTTGCCTATCTGTTTTCTGATTAGTTCTTGTATTTTGCCATCAAACCTATGGTTTTTATACATATATTTTGCTTCATTTCGTAAATCAGATACCGATATTTTATTATTCATCAGTCTATACATACAATCATTGATCCAATCTTGTGAATCATCCCCTATAAAATGATCTACTACCTTTTTTGAAATTTTCTTTTTATTATCTTTCATCTCTAACAATCCTATCAATATGTTTCTTTATTGTATCAACACTATCCGTATTCGCTTGGAATAGCAAGCCAATTCCACCTTTATCTCTCCACTTTTTTACATTGGTTGGTTTATCATCTATCAATACATTCGGTGAACCATCAAGTCTATTGGTGGCAAGTTGTTCTTTATCGTATAGAAAATGTAAGTTGTGCTTGCTTGGCATCAAGCCATTTTTCTTCAGCCACAGTTTCTTCATCTCAATAGAATGCTCATGGTCACACCTTAAAGGGGTTGAAATGATACCCCATTGTATAAACTTATTGAGGCTCTCTATCTCCTTCAAGTGTCCTACCAATGGGTACGTTACCCTATGAAATGTATCTAAGTAAGCAAAGAATCGTGTAGACTTTAACTGCTCCAATGCTCCTTCAATATCTTTTATTTCTTTCCAATGGTCTACACTAAACTTACTCTCTAACCTACCAAAGAAGTCAGCTAGTACCCCATCCATATCACTATAAATTATCATTTTGTTTTACTCCAATAATTAGGATTATCATAATTATAAAATAATTCGTAAGCAAAATATTCTATTTGTTTATTATCAAAACCTCTATAAATTAAACTTACTATCTCACTAGTGTTTAAAATAGTTTGACCATCAATAAGTTTAATTAAAGATTTAATTTGATTTAATCTTCTTAATAAAGTTAATTTATTTATCATCTTTTCTCCTTTTCTAATTTAATCTTAAATGTGGTGTTGTTTACTTTGCACCCTCACTTTCCAACAACACCACCAATAGGATTAAACTAACCCGCAAAATGTCCTAATGGATCAATGGTTCTTTTCTTTTCAACATGTATCGTAGTCTTAAACATGTGTAACGAATTAAAACAATCTCCACTAGTCAACTTTAAACCATTGCTCTTTTTCTTTCTTCTCCTCACTAATCCCTTAGTGCCTAGAATGTTAAACCTAAAACCTGATGTACCATCATTGTTACCTTTGAAAGAAACACAAGTAAAAAACTTTGGTTGTATATTATTTTTAGTCATTTTATTTACCTCATTGTTGTTGTTTATAATTAACTTTAATCATACTTTAAATTGATTCGCAATAGTTATTTTAATTATTTTTCATCACCTCCTATCTTTTTATTTTGTTGTTGTATTTATGTCACTATTAGTTAAACTTATTCACATCAATTACAAATCCTGATTGATCTTTTCTTGCGTCACCTTTTGCATACAATCCGACTATACTGTTATCAGGATCTAAGAAACGTAAATCATCTTTATCACCATCAACCACATTTAAACCTAAAAACTTTTCTGGTAGGTTTTTATCACGAAAGACAACGGCAATATTCATGCCGTTTTTAATGGCTGTTTTATATTGACTAGCATACCATTCATTAGCTTCAGAATATGACCAAGTTAAATGATAGTTTTTAATATGTGATACATCACGTTTAAAGATTTTGGTGTAGTCATAAAACTGTATGTTTGGGAAAGCACTAAAGATATTCTCATACTCAACACCATCTTTAATAACCTTGATCTTTTCCCATTGGATATCAGTAGTTCCGTTTAATCTTACACAAGGTTTAACACCTTGTTTAATTGCTCTTGTTTCAAACTTAACACAATCATTAACAAGCAACCTCAGAAATTCTTTCCTATCGGTAAAGAATAAGGTTGTTTTTCTAGTACGTGCCTCTTGTACATTGTTAAACTTGCCACGACCTGCACTATATAAACAACCCTCAAAACAACTTGCAATTTTAGCCATTGAGCAAGTGTTATACTCTTTTCCGTCAATATATTGCTTGTATGATTTACCATAAAAGATAGCGGTTTCGTATTTGTCACCATTGCCTTTAATGGTTTTGGCATCATTGCCACTATTGATTATCTTACCTTTATATCCTGACATTAGTTTATCCTTTAGTTTGTTTCAGTTGATATTTAAAGTAGCACCATTGAGATGCTACTAAAGATATTAACTTTTATTCTGTG